CCCATGGAAGTATGATTCACCCGACAAGCATCGCCGCACGAAGATGTGGCGCAGCAAGAAATTCCAGCCAACCGAGGTCAAGATTGGTGATATTGTTGAGTTGGGCGGGTATGGCGAAGATGATCGTGGCGGATTGCATCGAGGTTACAATTTCCAGCAGTTCTATTGGGGAGACAAAATGCACGTTATTTGCCGAGAGGCTGATGTGGGCTGCATTGTTGAAGAAGAACCATCCACCATCGAGTGAAGGCAGGTTTAGTTCATTCCCTGCAATTATCGGTGGTCTTGCCATAGATTATGCTGCAACATTTACACTCCCTTGAGTATAATGTCTATGGATGGCAGCCGGAAAGACGGCACTAACCTTACGTCTACAGGAGACGAGCATGAAGCAAGGAACGATACGATTACCGAAGAAAAGACAATTCCAGCAAGAATTGCGCGAACATGAAAGCGCACCCATAGTTGAGGTCGCCGAAGAATTACCTCCGCAAGAACCTCAATACCCATCCGACTGGCACAAAGGACAACTCCTGAACGTGCGCAATACCGGCGCAGATTACACCATCACGCTTTACCCTGAAGAATACGATCCGCGCAGCCCAGAGCGCGCATTGCACTTTACCAATCCGGCAGACGCTCAGAACTTCATCAGCCAATGGTACATGAGAGAGCAAGGAGGTAGGCCGTGGTAGATTCTGACGAAATAATCAGCATGGTCGTTTACAAGGACGTTCTGTACGTTGCCACCAAGTCCGGTGTATATGCCAAAGACGGCAACGGCGTGTTTCACAAGCTGAAGGTCGGAGAAAATGGCTAAACCAAATAAAGATGGCACATTCTCGCAGGCGGCACTGGATAATCCAGGCGGCCAACCAACTACCTATAATGTCGAATTGTGCGATGAGATATGCGAGATGATTTCAGAAGGCTATCCATTGCGCAAACTGTGCAGAGAGAAGAAGATTGCATGGCGCACGATTTACCAGTGGCAAGAGAATCATCCAGACTTTGCAGAGAAATATCAGCGCGCCCGTGATATGGGAATGGATGCGATATTCGAGGACGCGCTGGAGATTGCCGACACGATGGAAACAGCATCGACAACTACTAGCAAGCCTTCAGGAATGGAAATCAAGGAAGAAGATGCGCTCGGACACCGCAAGTTGCGTATCGAGACGCGCTTCAAACTGCTATCCAAGTGGAATCCGAAGAAGTATGGAGATCGAGTTGTACATGCTGGAGATCCATCTGCACCAATTCCACTTGTCCTGAATGGTTCCGATGTTGAAGGTTAAATTCCCCCAGCCGATTGGCGCGACTCCCCCCGCGCTGACTTCGGCTTTCTCCGACTTTAGGGTCGGAGTTTTTTATACTGTAATAAATCATGGCTGAATTCGCGCTCACCACAAAGCAAGCAGCGGCGCAGGAAATCCTGAACGGTCCGGCAACACACGTCATGCTGGCTGGCGGTTCGCGTTCTGGCAAAACGTTCCAGATCATCCGCAAACAGGTACAGCGCAGATTAAAGGCTCCAGGCTCAAGAGGTGCGGTATTGCGCTTCAGGTTAGGCCATGTCAAGCAATCTGTAGTGATGGATACATTTCCATCAGTCATGGCAAAATGTTTCCCAAATGTGGATTATGAACTGAACAAGAGCGACCTATATGCGACATTTCCTGGTGGTTCTGAGCTTTGGTTCGGCGGTTTGGATGACAAGCAGCGAGTCGAGAAGATTCTCGGTAATGAGTATTCTGACATATTCCTGAACGAGTGCAGCCAGATTGCCTATACGAGCAGAAATATTGCCGTAACTCGCCTGGCACAAAAGGTGCTTGACCGAGCAACAGGGAAGTCATTGAAGCTCAAGATGTACTATGACGAGAATCCTCCTGATAAGGGGCACTGGACATACAAGATGTTCAAACTATTGCAAGATCCAGAGTCTAGGCAGGAATTGAATCCGGCTGACTATGGATTCTTCCAGATCAATCCTGGCGATAACTCAGCCAACCTGGATGAAGCCTATATCCATCAGCTTGAATCATTGCCTGAAAGACTGCGAAAACGGTTTCTATACGGAGAATTCAGGGATAACTCTCCGAATCAACTATTTCAAGATGAATGGTTTGGTAAATGGCGCGTTATCGATCAGACTTTGCCTGATATGCTACGAGTCGTGGTTGCAGTTGATCCATCAGGTGCGGATGATACGGATAACATCGATAATGATGAGATCGGGATTGTAGTCTGCGGGCTTGGCATTGATGGTAATGGCTATGTGTTGGAGGATTTGACATGCAAGGCTGGTCCAAATGTCTGGGCGAGAGTGGCGACAAATGCGTTTGACCGTTGGCAGGCAGACAGGATCGTTGCCGAGGTGAACTATGGCGGCGCGATGGTTGGCAGCGTAATTCGTACTGCGCGCCAGAATACGCCTTTCCGTCCGGTTACGGCATCACGCGGTAAAGTTGTACGAGCCGAGCCTATTTCTGCACTGGTCGAGAATGGAAAGATCAGGATGGCTGGCGAGTTTCGGGAATTGGAGGATGAGCTTTGTGGATTTACCACGCATGGATTCGCCGGTGACAATAGTCCAAACAGGGCTGATGCTATGGTATGGGGATTTACTGACCTGTTCCCTGCATTGGTCAAGCATGAAGATGAAATTAAACAGCCGCCCAAACCTGTCTTTGTTGGCAGGCGTACAGGTGGCAATTCTTGGATGAGGACATAATGACTTATACCACAAGCAGCCCAGCAGTATCCCGCACCGAAGAAGATCGTGATTTTGCCGCGATTACCGAGAAAGAAATATTCGAGGAAGCTAGGGACCGGCTGGAAATCTCCAATGAAGCCGAGACTGACAACAGGAAACGCGCAAAACAGGCAATGTTATTCCGTGAAGGCGACCAATGGGACGCGCCCTCTACATCAACCGTATCGGAAGATGAACCGGAACTGACCATTAACCTGACTGATTCTTTCGTCCGGCGCGTGGTAAACAATATCAAACAGCAGCGTCCGCGTGGTAAATGCCATCCGATAGGCGAAGGGGCAGATATTGAGATTGCCGATGTTATAAACGGGATTGGCCGGCACATTGAGACACGCTCCGAGGCATCAGTTGCCTATGACCTGGCAGCAGAACGCTCAGTAGATGCTGGATTCGGATATTTCAGGATATTGCCCGAATATCTTGATGCACGTTCGTTTGACACTGACTTGCGTATTTTGCCGATTGACAACGTATTCTCTGTTTCAATGGATCCGGATGCGATCATGCCGACTGGTGCAGACCAGAACTGGTGCATTATTTCGGTCAAGATGAAGCGCCAGGAATACAAGCGCAAGTATCCGAATGCTTCAAATGCTCAATGGGCAGAATCAAGCCGCGCAGACCGGACGGATGATTGGGAGGATAAGGAATCAATCCGTATAGCCGAATACTTCAGAATCCGTGAAAAGCCAGAGAAACTGTATCTAATCAAAGGTCAGAATGGCGAGGAATTCACCAAATATCGCTCAGAGTTTCCAAAGGGAGAAGATGGCAAGGTTGATCTGGAGGATATTGCGGCTAGACTGGCAGCGCAGGGATTCGAGATTGTTGCAGACCGTGACTCAGTGGTCCGTAGCGTGGAATGGTTCAAGCTGAACGGATTGAAGGTAATCCAGCGCGAAATACTGCCCGGTCAATACATACCAATATTCCGCGTGGCCGGAAATGCAATGAATATCGAGGGTAGAGTGCGCCGTCGCGGTATGGTCGAGGGAATGATGGACCCGCAGCGCATGGTAAATTATGGAGAAGTCGCCAAGATCAAAAGGCTAGGACTTGCTCCGAAAGCTCCTTGGGTTGCAGCAGAAGGACAACTGGACGGTCATCCTGAATGGGATGATGCCAACCAGAAAGCCTATAATGTGCTGACTTACAAGCCGGTTATCATCGAGACTTCAGGCATGATGCCGATTATGCCTCCTCCACCAGCGCGTCAAGCTCCCGCCCAGATTGAGGCAGGATTTAGCGAATTCGTGCAGGGAATGAGGTCGAACTTGCTATCTGTTGCAGGGATGCCGCATGAACCCGGACAGGATCAGCAAGGAGGCGTGATTGTTTCTGGGCAGGCATTGAAACGCAGGCAGTATATGTCCGACCAATCCCATTTCCAGTATTACGACAATCTCACGCTCGCAATCGCTCAATGCTGGCGCGTCATGGTCGAATGGATACCGCATTATTTCAGCAAATCAAAGATGCAACGGATTATCGGGGAAGATTCAACCCCTGAAATGATAAAGATTAACGAGACGGTCAATGAGGATGGTGTGCAACGAGTCAAGAATGACCTGTCCATAGGTAAATATGACGTGGTTATGGATACTGGCCCAGGCTACGAGACAAAGCGCGAAGAAGGCGCAGAGAATCTTATTTCCTTGCTGGCTATCCCGGCACTGGCAGAGATTGTAGCGAAAACTGCTCCGGATTTGGTATTCCGTTCAATCGACCATCCATACATGCAGGAATTGGCTGATCGTCTAATGGCTCAGAATCCTGAAGGACTTGAAAAGCTCATGGATAGTCTATCTACCCGTGCTAAACATATCGTTCAATCACTGGCAAA